CTACTGTACCATTTTTGTACCATTTTTTTCAAACTTTGAAAACTCAAGTTTGACATCCGTCTTATTATTCAAGTGATTATACACATCCATTGTTACATCACTATGAGCGTGCCCCATAACATATTGAGTTGCTTTCACATTGACACCGGCTCTCGCCATATTAGTACATCCGGTATGGCGCATGACATGAGATGAAAACTGTTCTATGGTCTGTGTTCCGTCCGTACAAGAATTATAATTCTTTACGATATTATATAGCACATTGTTCAAAGCATTCGGCATCATTGGTCTTCCATTTTTGGTAAGAAAGACAAAATCTGTTATGCCTTCAATTTCAAATGTACAAAATATGCCAGCTTGAAAATTCTGCTTTCTTTGTTCACGGAAAGCATCACACGCTCTGTCTGTTAATGGTATTGTTCGTATTCCCGCTTTTGTTTTAGGCTTTTTAATACGAAACATGCAGCCATTCCCGTCCTTATAATTCTTATATGTCAACTGATGATCTATATGCAATTCTTTGTTTTTGAAATCAATATCATTAAATGTTATTCCGATCAGTTCCCCGCATCTAAGAGCCGTCTCAGACATTATCGTTATCAGCGGAATATACTTTCTATATATATTGCTCTTATTCATAAAATCTAAAAGTCTTTCCTGTTCTGATACTTCTAACGCCTCTTTTTTCTTTGGTTCTTCACCATATTCAGATGACAGTGCATTTTTTGCAGGATTTTTACGAATAATATCATCATCTACTGCCATCTCCAATGCTGGAAATATCATCAGATGTATGTATTTTATTGTGTTATGTGCGTACTTATCATTCGACATACCGGAATATAAACTCATAATGTGAGATGCTCGCAAATTAACAACCTTAATATTTCCTATCGTATCTCGAACATGGATGTTCCACATATTTTGATAATTGATTTTCGTTCCATCATCAATGACAATGATACCAAGATACCTTTCAAACAGAGTGTTTAAGGTTAGATTTTTTGTTGAAATATCCGTAAGAATATTATCATCAATGTCTTTTGCTATGGCTTTCTCTTTGCGTCTCAATTCTGGTAAATCATTCGCATATACGGATGTTCTTTTACCAGTGTATGCGTCTGTATACCTATAAAGATAGATCCCATCCTTTCTTTGTGATTCTCCTGTGTGTAATTTTCTTCCTTTTGAATCTTTTCTGCTTGTTGCTGCCATGATTGCTCCTCCATAAGCCTCACGTTGTAAGCTATTAGGAACAATTCGACAAATTTCATCAATTATATTATATCAAATATTGTCCCTAACATCCATCATTTATTCAGCAATAGATTCTAAATATTTTTGAACTTTGCTTACCGAATATAATACGCGACGACCTATGAATATTCTTGCCCCTGCCTGCTCGCCTATTTTTCGAGCTGTAGCGCAACCGCAAGACAATATGGCAGATAATTTTTCAATATCCACAGCAATAACATCGGGTGAAATACGATCGTTTGTTTTATTCATATGTTTAATCCTCCAGATTTCTATTCTAGGTTTGTAAACATAATAATTAGTTCGACCGTAACCCGCATACTGAAAAAAAAATAAGAGGGAATGTATGATACACGCCCTCTTATGCATTTTAATAACCATCTTCAATTACATCACCCGTAGAATCCAAAAGAACCGAGTTGCGGGCTTTACGATAGATGGTTTGTCCCTGAATTGTTTTACCGGAACTGTCTTTGATTTGGTTTCCGCTTGAATCTTCGATGTTATCTAAGAACACGAACTCGTTAGGATATCCTGCGAAAGCCGTTCCGGTAATAATTGTACCATCTGCTTTGTGTGCGGTATAGCCCTTCAACAAAGCTTCTTCCGTAACAGTATCGCCGGTAAGGTCGATCAAAACTTTATTGCCGAATACGACTTTATTCGCAGCCATTTGACAAAACCTCCTTATCCGATCGTAACAGTCTTCCCTCCGGCAGAGTTGTCGGTTTCTACATACGGGATTGCCTTAACTGTAACCTGAGATAAGCAGTTGTACTCTTCATCTGGCATGATTGTCTGAGCTTCTTTGGACGGTGTTACTTCCTTGCTCTGCGGTTTCATATCCTCAGAACCAGACATAGCACCCTCAACGCCAAGAATCGTCACACCCTCACGAATGTTAGTAGCAATAAGCTTTGCCTGTTCGGTGGCGTCAATAGACACCTTACCAGAGCCATCATGATAACCTTGCGGTACTGTATATTCTCCAGCAACAGTTGAGATGGTACCTTTAACCGCACCGTTGTTCTTCATAGTACCTGTAAGCTTACTTCCACGGGCGTGCGCAGTCTTTCCTACGAGAATCTCTGCGACAGCCGCAGTATCATCGGAAGTATCGCTGTCGAAAGTACAGGTACCTGTGATCTTTGCACCGCTCTTATCGTGAGCAGTAATACCTTTGAGGATCTTATCTGCACTGACGGAATCGCCAGTAAGATCGATAAGGACATCCCCCCCGTAAATGACTTTGTTTACATTCAGATTCGCCATAATGTTTAGTCCTCCATGACACTTTCATTATTTTTCTTTATCAGCAGTCTTGTTGTACTGGGATGTACTGATTCCAAGGATAACACCAAGGAAAGTATCAACCGCAGTGATGGTTCCGACCACCTGCTCTCCATACGGGAGACTCCAGATTCCGGCCAGTGCAAAGTATAATGTACCAGCAGCCGGAAGCAGATACATAGCAATCCACTTAAGGATGTCGTATGTCTTGTTACTCATGCTCATTGTGCTCTTCCTCCTTCTCTATAAATTTATGAATCGGGAGTTTGTCCACCTCCTGCATAATTCGCTTCGCTGAACCGTTCCCGCCCATACGTTCGTAAGGTTCGTAGAGATATACCCTCAGATTTTCATATTCATCCTGGGTTACACACCCACGGTCAATATACGACATTCCAAGATACATGATCCTGTCATGTGCCAATCCAATAAGCATCTCTGTTTTAACATCTTTTTGCTCGCTTTTCTTTTGCAAATAGGCCCACAGCCCAGAAGATGCAAGAACTGAGCTAAAGATCGTAAGTACAACCTGAAACCATGGTTCCATCGTTTCCTCCTTCTTTATGTGCAATCATGCAGACCTATCAGAAACAATCAGCTTCTTGTTGACTATTGTGATTTCCTTACTAAATAGGTCTTCGTAAAGCTGTATTAAATTCTTTCGTTGTTCTCTGGATAAGAGTTTATAATGTCCTCCCATCCAACCGCGAAACATATTTTCGACATTGTCGTAATCCGCTTCTTCATTTTCAACCTTAACGGCAAGTTTCTTGAGTTTTCTACGCATTGCGGTAACTCGATCCGGGTTTATTCGTTTGATGACTTTACCTGTATCCGTAAGTGTGTACTTGATTTGCAAGAATTTGTATTTGCTCGAAATCTTAACGATTCTGGTTTTCTTACGATTGATATGGATTCCAAGTTCGGCTGCTATTTTACAGACGTTTTCGAGCAAGTTTTCAAGCTCTTCTTTACTGGGATTCATGATGTACCAATCGTCCATATACCTTCCATAGAATTTCTGCTGACGCACATACTTGACGTAATTGTCAATCGGATATGGATAATAAATTCCAATGACTTGTGAAAGTTGATCCCCAATATTGACGGACTTCTCCATCCACTTTTCGCCAGTGAGCTTCTCTTTTGGAATATTCCGATACTCCAGTTTATTGAAAGTATCGATCATACAGGTCTCGTATTCCTCGTCAGACATATACGAAACATCGATCTGGAAACCCTTAAATATCAACGTTAAAAGCCAGTCAATAAACTCATCGTCATTGAACAGCTTCAACAATTCTCGTTTAGCAATCTCATGGATAATATTGTCATAGAACTTTGAAAAGTCACCGAATAGAATATAACCGTCATTTCCGTATAATTGGTA